CGCCTTGCCTGGGTCTTTTGCCAAGGAAACAAACTTTTCTATAACCTTGTCAACGGACTCGCCAGTTGCTTTGCTCCAACTAAGTGAGGCAGCAGCAATCGCCGTATAAGACTGACCAAGTAGGCTATTAGACGAAATAATCGCATTAAGAGCGCCAGAGGCTTGCTTCTGCGTACCAGTAATTGACGATATTTCTTTAGCCATACTGGATAGCTGTGAAGATGTAAGACCAGCAGAATTTCCAGAAGAAATCAGCAGCCTTTCAAATTCACGCATAATTGAGGCGGCGCTCTCGTAAGCAATATACGTTGCTCCGCCAACCGCAGCCAATCCTGCAATAGCCAATGCTGTAGGCGAAATAAGAGCAGCAACACCACGCAAGACGTTACCAAACCCGCCAAACGAATCTCGCAATTGACCACCCTGCTGGATGGCAACCAAGTACATTGGCATACCGGACGCAAGAGAGGTCACAACGTCAGTAATCTGCGCTGGCAGCATACGCATCGCTTGACGGGTCTGCTTGGCTGACATCTCAACGGATGTAAACGCCTTGCTTGTGTCAAACATTTTATTAATAAATGGAGCAGCCTGATCGGACACGCCAAGTTGAGCCGCTTGATATTGCAGCATTTCTCGACGATTCATTCCAATAGTTTCTGTCTGCTCTTTGAGCATTTGGATATATTTACGTCCGGCAGAAACAGCTTCTGTCTGTCCTGCTTCCCATTGACGTAATTTATCTCTTGCTGCTTGGGTGGCATTTGTTACACCAGCCTGTGAGGCAACCCAATCTAAATAAGCAGCTTTAGTATCTGAAGACAGACGCTGCGCAGAGCGAATAATACTATCAGCAGTTCTGCGCTGAGTTTTGTTTAAATTTTCGCTAGAGACTTCCATTTTGGCAACGGATTCGCCAGTCTCTTTCATGCTTTGTTGGACTTGCTCACCAGCTTGGCGCGTGACATTAGCAAAGTCTTTTAAGGACTTTTTAGAGGCTTCTAAGTCTTGAGGAACAGTTGAGGTTACACCAACCTCAATATTCGCCGCGCCAATTTTTTGATCTGCCATTTATTTAGCCCCTTAAAACATCTTTCACGCGCTTGGCTACGAGTTCTCCGTGTTCTTTATCTATCTCAGGAATCCAAGGAGGCGGTGAGTCATGCTTGTCAGATTGTAGCAATTCTGAGAGGTATTGTCTTGACATTTCTCTTAGACAATTGACCTGCCAGGGGCATAAATCAATGCTCATGTTCTGCTGCCAAGCCCATATTTCTTGATGGCATAAGGGATTCGATCCCATAGGGCTAGACATGACAGGACCAGCAGAAAAAAGATATTCAACCATGTGCATCATTTCACATGGAGGATATATGATTTCTACTAATTCCCTGACAAATCTTCCCTGTCGGGTTTCTTGTTTCTCTTCGTTATCATTTTTAACCTTTGACTTAGGGACGGCATGAAGCCATCCCATGAACCTCACATAAGTGATTAGTTCGTCAAAGGCTTCCCTGTAAAATTTGCTTGATCGCTAATAAAACGATCGACCTGATCTGTGATGAATACTAAAGAACGATCAGAAAATACTGCGCGATAAAGGTCTTCGCCAGTCTGTCCGTCGAGGTTAAAGTTCTCTGATCCGGCAACAACCCGAACCAAGAAATCAACTCTTAACTCTTCCAGTTCTTCTGTTGGAATTGTTTTATTTTTGTACCGCTTAAATTTGCTTGCTAAGGAATCTTGGCGTTTTCGTTCTGCCAATTGATACTGTTTTGAACCAACTCCATAAAGTTCCAGAATAACTGGCATCTTCATATCGTCGTCTAGGTACATCAACTCACCGTCTGGGTCTTGCAGGTGCAAGGTTGCTGTTTCGGTAAGTGCGTACTTTTTAAGAGAGTTCATTTTTTTCCTCATAGCGTTGATACCATAAAAAAGCCAAGAGCAAATCCAATCTTCTTTTTACAGAAGACCGGACTTATTCTTGGCATACATCAGCCTTTTAACTAGGCGGATCATTAGGGTGCTGCAACGTATACTACGCCAACACCCGCATTGGAAGTTGTAATTTCAAGAGTCAAACTTGCTGTCAACATTGTGTCAACACCAGTCATCGACTTCTGGAAACCAATAACTTTCGCTTGGAAGTAGTCAATCGAACCGTCCTGATAGGCTACTTTAAACGAATAATCGTTGTCGCTGTTCAAGGCGGTAATTGCCAAAGTCTGACCAGCATCGTCTTCATCAACGCCAACCGTCAGGACTTTCTGACCTTCGTTAAACGAACCCTTGAATTTCTGAGTTCCACGCGATCCAATGGGGTTGTGCGTGACCACGTTATAAACGCGACCATGCTGACCTGCATCAGTAATTTGACCAATCACGGGCGGGACGGGAGAAGCCGTGAAAACTGCTAAATAACCAGCCGAGTTAAATGTTGCTGGAATACTTGCAGAAATACTAATCGCTGCACCTGCTACGGTTTGAACGCTCATTTTTACCTCCAAATTGCCGTATCACGGCACAATTAATTAAACAACATTATAGTGTATAGAGAAGTCTTGCATACAACCATAAAGACCAACTTCGTCTTCATAGGTTGAAATTGGCTCGTTCAATGAAACAGCTTTAAAGGTTGAAGCATTGTTCAATGCTGATTCTACCAAAATTGCCAAATTACTGCACAGAATTCTTGTTTTTGCATAACAATTTACTTGAATACGATACATTTTAAGCGAATCTGGACGTTGTATATTTGTCCTACCCCTTCCACCAATAACTTGATATGTAACGAATGGAGATGGAGAAGCCTCTGCTAAAACAGAATTTGGCGCAAAATCAGGGAACACCCTATTAGGCGCTGTAGAAATAATCGCTGCTCTAATATCTGTTTCAATCGACATTTGAAGTCACCAAGGATGGATTTGTCATTGCTTCTTTAAATCTTTCTTTTGCTCTGTTTACGACGGCATTTAATACCATGCCCCTGCCATCATCAAAGCTCTGGCGAATAAATGCTTTGCCAGGGATATGCTTTGCTCCACCTTTCAGCGGAATGTAATACTCGTCTTTAACTGCCCTAGAAGCCCATCTGGATGGCGCAGGAGTGCCAATCTTACTAGGTCTAACCAAAGTTACATATTCGCCATTCGGCTTCTTTTTAACTTGGTAATACATCATATGACCATACTCAAGCAAATGCCAATGCGGTGCTTTTACATGGTTTACACCAATGCGATACGATTTAAATATCTTGGTTTCTTTTTCATTGATAAACTTATGATATATCGCATTTAGTATCTTACCTTCTTTATAAGGCGCATAAGCATGCATAAGATCATAAAAAACCAATGCGCCAGCTCTGGCAGAAGATCGCAATACTTTCTCTTCTACAACAGACTCAAGAGTTTTAAGCTGCCTAGAGAAATCTTCATCCAAGGTCATCTTTGCTACGATCGTCATGGAGAACTCCCGTTCAGGACTTCCACAACCAAATCAACATATTTTTTATCATCAACATGAGGCAAGACCGCCTCTATGCGATACAAAACATTTTGATAAGTAACCCTCATTCCTGCATTGACTCCTGCCAAGTAGCGGATTCTCATGCTGGCTTTTACTGTAGAAGTCATCGAATCAGATTTAATTGTTTCTGACCCAGACTTGTGCTTAATGTTCGCCCAAACAGTCGCAAACGTAGACCATGTTTCAAGCTGCTGTCCTGCGCTGTCAAAAGAGGCAGATTGGCTTTGAATAGTAATACGTTTGTTTAAGCGACCAATATCCATTTTACAGACCCATGTTGATGCGATAAGGAGTTAATAAATATGTTGCCGACATTGGACGCTCAAACGATTCTACGCTAGAGACAGATTCCCTATTCTCGTAAAGATTGCCAAGCATTATCAATATTGCTGCTTTTACCGATGAGGGAGTTGGATAAGGATTTGGGCTTTGATTGTCGGTGCATCCTGCCGTAAAAGTTACTGTAATGTCCTTAATAGGAGCATTTTCCTTAAACATCAAAACAGAGGGTCTAGCAAAGTTGTCTACAAAATAATCATTTGCGCTGACTGTTTGGGTAACATCATCTTCATCTTGATATGTAACGCTTGCTACAGAAGTAACAGGGAAAGTCTGCAAGCTAATTTTGTCGTTTGCAACAGTGCCTTGCATTTCGTAGAAATG